CCTATTAAGTCTGCACCAAGTACACCTGCAAGACCTGTTTCACTATTTTTATAGTTCGCCGTAACAGATTGTTTTATGTTAGGTGGTAAATATAGTGCGATAGTATCAGTAGATCGTTTTAGTCTACCAGATTGTCTTAATGCACGGCTTACACTACCACCACTCTCTGTGGTTGTGTCTCTGGTAATGTCATTTAATTCAGAAGCGTCATTACTATACGCCACACTTGGTGAGTATAAATTGTGTTCTTGTTTGTTAATCTTTTTTTGTGTCTTTGCTTTACCACCTGCGACACCACCACCCATACCATACTTTGATAAATTTATTTCTTGCGTTTCTGATTGTGGTCCTACATACTTACTTTGTGATATTTCAAAGATGTGAAAGAGTAAGTAATGACCAAATTCAAACTCACCTAAATTATCTGGGTAACGAAGTGTGCCGTAGGCGTATTTGTTTTGTTCAGTGCCTTCAAATGGATCACTTGTAAAACCACTTTGTCTACTGTTACGAATAGGTGCGCTATTTGTTAAGGCACTCGCTGATGGTTGACCAAATAACCTTTGTCTTAATTTTTCTGCTAAACTTGCCATGTGTACTATTTATGTTAAAGTGGGGCAATAGTTGACCAATGTTTTAGTTGGTCCTCTGTTATTATCTGAAAGTTTTGACCTCGTTTTCGACAATACTCTTTGGCTGCATTCCATTTTGCGGTGTTAATAACAAATTGTTCTGCGGTATATGCCCATGATCTGGTCTTGCGTTTTGGTATATGTGGTGGTATGGTGTACTTTTTTGGCTTGACTTCCCATACTGTTTCTGTTATAATACCATCTTTATTCTTATACTTAATCCATATGTCAGGAAAGTACCTACTTATCTTACCTGTCATGGGGTGTTTATATGGCACAAAAAACTCCTCACTTGCCCACTTTAATACATTTTGATTATTGTCTAGGTATCTAAAACAAGTGAGTTCCCATGATGACCTAAATACTATGTTACTAGGGTCGCCTTTATATTTCTGTGGAAATCGTGGTTTAAACTTGCCTTGTACTAACATTTTATGAGGCAATCTCTTTATCTTTCGCATAATATTATTTAGTATGACCACATAAATAGAAGTATGGCAACAATATTTGATAAGATAAGACAAGATGTAGGTGATAGGGAATTATCTCTTACATGGTATCGTAGAAAAGTATCACAATTAGCAAGTAGAATATCTGCAGGTCGATTGATGAGAGAGGGCAAGATACTCAAAACACCAGGTTTTAATCAACTTAATTTTTTTAGATACAACCCTAAAACTGCGGCACTCTTACCTTATTATGATGTGTTTCCATTAGTCATGCCTATAGATAGTGCACCAGGTGGTTTCTATGGCATAAACTTTCACTATCTACCAATACCAATGAGAATGAGATTGTTAGAAACATTGGCAAAAAGAAAATTTGCTGGTGATTATAGAAAGTTAAAAAATATTAAACTTATTAAACCGTGTATCAAACATTATCTACGATCACAGTTTGCAAGTGGGTTTTATAGATTAGATGAAATAGATTATGCGCCTGCAATATTCATGCCAGTTCAATCATTTAAGAAAGCAGGTATGACAGCGGCACATAGAGATAGTAGAAGGATTGCAGGATAATGGCAATATTTAGAGGCGGCAAAAGATTAGGACCATTTGATATACGAATAGGTTTCCCTCGTGGGCGTGAGTATGATAACATACCAGGTGATCCTCGTATCAAACAGCGTGCAAACCCAGAAACTACAATTAATAGATTTAGAAGTGCAATTGCCAAGGGTGAGGGCGTTGCAAGAAACACAAGATTTTTAGTCAACATACAACTACCAAAAGGTGGTGCGTTGAAAGAAGCAATCTCACCATTATTCTTTGGCGCTGATGACGCAGGACAAGAAGTATCTGGTGCAACTGGACAAAAGTTAGGTGATACATTGTCTTATGAAAAAGACTTGGCACCAACTGTTGCTTTGATGTGTACAAACATTACAATGCCAGGTAGAACAATTAATACAAGTCCATATCGTATTGCAGGTGCACCATATAAGTATCCTACACAGGTACAATACACGGACATAACAGCGACATTTATAGGTGATAAATTTTTAAGATTAAGAACATTTTTTGAGGCGTGGCAAAACATCATATATAACAATCAAACAGGTATGTTTAATTTTTATGATGAGTATGTATCGCCTTTAGATATATTTCAGTTAGGACAGTTTGATAGTCTTAACGATAGAGATAGTGCTACATACGGTGTAAGATTAAGAGAATGTTTTCCAACAGCGATTAATCAAATACAATATGATAGTGGTAACCAAAATCAGTTTGTTGCAATTGAAGTTACATTTGCATATAGAGATTGGTTAAACTTTAATCTGGACATAGACAGCACAGGCAAAGTTGGCGGTCTATCTTCAGGCGAAGTGAAAGCAGGCGGTGGATTATTTAGTAGTTTACCACCTGAATTGAGACGAACAGGTAGAGGCGTTTTAAATCAATTGAAGCGTAGTATACCAATTGGTAGAGTATTTGGAGGTAAAATTTTTCCACCATTTACTTTTTAATTAAGGAGATATTATGGCTTTACCAAAGTTAAACACTCAAACTTATGAGTTAGAAGTCCCTAGTACGGACGAGAAGATTAAATATAGACCTTTCTTGGTCAAAGAAGAAAAGATATTGCTTCAGGCACAAGAAGGTGGTGAGGGAGAAATGATGGACGCTGTAGCAGATGTTGTTACAAGTTGTACATTTGGCAAGTTAGATGTCAATAAATTACCATCATTTGATTTAGAGTATATCTTTTTAAAGATACGGTCTAAAGCAGTTGGTGAGAAAGTTACACTTAACTTACCATTCCCTGGCGATGAGAATGTGAAAGTACCTACTAAAGTTGACTTGTCAAAAGTAGAGGTACATATGGACGAAGAACACACTAATAAAATTGACTTGACGGATCAAGTGTCAGTTGTTATGAGATACCCTACAATTAAAACATTTAATGGTATCAAAATAAACAAGTTAACGGCAGATGACGCTGTTGAAATGACAAGTAGATGTATTCATCAAGTAATAAACGGTGTAGAAACATATGAAGCAGTTGATTTGTCTAAAGAAGATAAAGGTGAGTTTATAGAAAACTTAACGCAAGACCAGTTTTCTAAAATTCAAAAGTTCTTTACTACAATGCCAAAGTTATCGCATATTGTAACTTTGACACACCCAAAGACAAAGAAAAAGGCTAAATATAAAATAGAAGGTATGCAAAGTTTTTTTTAATATGCCTCTCGCATATTAACCTTGAACATTATTATGAGATTAATTTCAAAATGTGTATGCATGAAAATTTCATCACATTGACGGAGATTGAAAATTTGGTACCATATGAGCGTGAAGTTTATCTTGCTTTACTGAATGAGCATGTAAAGGAAGAAAACAGAAAAATAAGAGAGGCAAAACAAAGGGGATAGAATGGCTGAAGAAACTAAAATAGTGGTACAACAACCACACCCAGCAGATACAAATGGTGATGGTAAAGTATCAGATAAAGAGCATGAAATGTATATGGAGTTCAAGCGTAAAGAGTTAGAAGACGCTGACGCTATGAGAGACGCACAAAGAACCATGGCATGGTATTCTCTATATGGTATGTTATTATATCCTATTGCAATAGTTGGTGCTACAATTGCAGGACTAGACCAAGGTGCAAAAATACTTGGTGATATGGCAGGTGTTTATTTTATCGCTGTTGCAGGTATTGTCGCAGCCTTCTTTGGTGCTCAAGCAATAGGTAAAAAGAAATAGAACATGGCTGATTTTTCTAATGTAATTGATAAGTTAAGAGAGAATGACGCTAATGATGTTGTCCGTAATGAAGAATTAAAAGAGACAATTATCGCAGCCTCAAAAACGACCAATAGAAGTTTTGGTCAATCTCTTGCCAAACAGTTTGGTAAACAAATTGGTTTACAAGAAGACGCATTACAACAGCAGGCCTCTATGTTGGCTGAACAAGAAAGATTGGCATTATTACAAAACCAAGATAATAAAGTTGAGGCAGTTGAAGGTAAAGATTTAGGTGGTGGTGTATTTGCTAAATCACTTGGTGGTCTAAAGGCACTTATAGGTAGTGTGGCAATATTCTTCTTAGGTATATTAGGTATCGTAAAAGCATTACAAAATGCTGAGTTCAAAGGTGCGGTCAAAGATTTATTTACGGCGATGAAAGATGTATTTGTTTTTATCAAAGATGAAGTCTTTGTGCCACTCATGCCTATATTAGAAACTATATTAACATATACAGTTATAGGTCTTACAAAAGGTTTTCAAGCAGTATTAGATGTATTTAAATTAATCAAAGACTTTGGTGTAAATGGTCCTGACCCAGAAGAATATAAAGGGTTACCAGCCGCAGGTCTTGGACTTGCGGCAACATTTAGAATGTTGATGGATCCTACAACAGGTATCATTGGTAGATTTAATCGTAGAGTAAAAATTAGTCTGAATATCGCAACTCGTAATCTAACTAGGTTCTTTACTGGTGGTAAAGGGTTAATGTTATTTGGTGAAACAGGGTTGGTTACAAAACTAAAAGGTATATTCGCACCAGTTGGTAAATTAGCAGGCACTCTTACAAAGTTACCTGTTATATCTTCATTTACAACATTCTTTAGTAAGACTGGTGGTTTCTTAAAGATGTTAGGTAAATTATTCTTACCATTTACAATTGTTATTGCGGCATTTGATACTATTAAAGGTATCATTGATGGTGTTATAGGAGCGGAAGGCGAAAGCACTTCTGGACCTGCTGGTATGGTTGTAAAAGAACCACCAAGTAAAATTAAACAACTTATGGCAGGTATAGAAGGTGGTCTAACAGGTCTTGTCAATTCACTTGTTGGTATGCCACTAGACTTCTTAAAAAGTGCGGTTGGATTTGTACTAGGTAAATTTGGATTTACTGGTGCTGAAGAGGCATTACAATCATTTAAGTTTACAGAATTGTTTGATAGTATTATTGGGGCAATATTCAGTCCAATAGAAACAATCAAAACTCTGGCAACAGATTTAAAAGAAAAATTAAACTTACCATCTTTTCAGGAGATGTATGACACACTAGAGGGTTTTAGAAAAAAGATATTTTCTACGTCAGAGGAAAGTGAAAGTGGTAAAGCAGAAATATTTGGTTTTGAATTACCAGAATTACCATCTATATCTGGCATGTATGAAAGTCTAACAAATTTTGCGAAGAAAATATATAATCCAGAAACTGGTGAAGTATTTGGTTTCAAACTACCATCTTTCCCATCATTCAATCTACCAAACATTACTGATATATTAATGAATGCTGTTGGTGGTATGTTACCAGATCCAAATGGTTATCTAGGATTTGTCTATAAATTTTTACCAGATGAATTAAGACAAGTGGCAGAAGCATTTGCCTCAGGTGCAACATATTCTGGTGGTTCAATAATTATGCCAGGTCAGGATATGTCTGTTGGTACAGGACCACAAGTAACCCAAATGACAACTGAGGAATTAGATAGTTATATTCAAGCATTACGAAGTGCGGCGGAAGACGCTGACCTTGCAAATAATATACAAGAAGAAAGTAGATTATTAAATAGAGTACAAGAATTAGAGGATTTATATGATGAGGCAATTAAGAATGATAGACAAACAGTTACAGTTGTTAATACAGATAATAAACAATTCCAAACTAATAATACTGGTAATACTGTTTCTGTGGGTAAAGATACTACGCCAAATGACCCTACAATGAAAACCCTGCAGGGCGCTGGTAGCCCCACAGGGTAAAAGATTTATGCCGTCTGATACCTAGGCGTCTTCATTAAGTTAGAATAATTTTTAATCTTTGTTTGTTTCGTTTGTTTCTTTAAGTTTTTCATTTTAGTTCTCCCTTTAAATTGTGATAACATTGTTGTTACCTGCCTAGTTATAGTCATGTTTACTCCATTGGTTTATAGATGGTGATCAGTTCTTCTTTACCTTTCACCTTTATCTTATCCACTTCAACTGATTTAATATCAACCAATTGTTCCTGTGTATAAGATGAATATAAAGTAGGTGTAACTTTACCATTCTCATCTTTGTAATTTCTTGTTGCCGCTTCTAATCGTGCCGCAAGATTTACACTATCACCTATAACAGAATAATCTAATCGCATTTCACTACCCATATTACCTACTATGCATGTACCAGTATTAACACCTGAACCAATGTTAATATCTGGCAAACCTTTTTCTTTAAACTCTTTCTTAATTCTATCTGTTTCTTCAGCACACTCAATAGATGTCTTTACTGCCATCTCAGCATGATTAGGACAATCTAACGGTGCGTTCCAAAATGCCATAATACAATCACCCATATACTTGTCTATTGTGCCACCATTCTTTAATACTATCTTACTCATTCTGTTTAGATAGTCATTGATAACATTGACAAGTCCTTCTGGATCATCATTGTTCTTATAGTATTCTGAAATAGGTGTGAAACCTACAATGTCCATAAACAAGAAAGACATTTCTTTTCTTTCACCACCTAGTTTTAACTTCTCTGGATTCTTTACAAGTATTGCAACTTGTCTTGGGTCCAGATACTTTTCAAACTGTTTTCGTATTTGTTGTTTAAGTCTAAACTCTAATATAAATCGTAAGAATGTAGCATGAAAACCACATACCCATATC